TGACCCTAAGAAGTTCCCTTGATTATCAGTATCTATTCCTGAACCTTTAACAATTCTTTCATCTTTCTTTTCGTCTGCTTGTATAAGTTGTGCAATACCCATTCTATAGCCACGTTCAAATTTCTCAGCCATACCTCCCATTTCAAGATATTCTGCTGCTATACTCACTGCACCCTTGAAAAGTACCCACCTATAACGGAGTGGTATAATCGGAGTGTCGTTGTCTGCTGACATCTCTGTTACCCTTTTTTTGTAACGGTAGTAGATGTTTCTTGCCTGATTTGGAATTGGATAGACGGCAACTTTGATATAACCCGTTGAGTCATAACCAACGATTGAATAAATTGAAGGATAACCGAAAGAAGTTCTTTGCGGATAGTAGGCGTCCATTTCCTCAATGCCCTTTTTGGTAAGCTTCTGTGGCCAGTTTTCCTGCCTCATTGACAGAACATCTTCAACACTGGAAGATAGACTATATTCGTCCTGATAGATTTTGTAGGTAAGTCCTGCCCCACCTGCTCCGGCATAGACTGTTGCAAGAGTAATCTCAGTATTGGATACCCGGGCAGATATTTTATAGGTTGCGTCCTCACAATAAAACTTGCGTCCCACCATAGCGGTAGTGAATACGCCTGTTCCCGTTATTGTAGCAGAACCTTCGATAGCTGTTACCGTGCCTGTTGTATATGGAGCAACTGTAACAAAAGAGCCATCCCCATATAACCATGAGAAGTTATAAGCTTGGCATATTTCCTCTAGGACATCATTTAATGCCTGCTTTACTACAACTGCAACATCATCATCTGTTATTCCGATCTTAGCCAGAACAGACGATTTAATATTTGCGTAAGTATCATAAGCCACTGGTTACCTCCTTAGTCCTCAAATTCTACTGCAACTTCTGGAGTTGTACCTGTTATGGTTGCATAAATACTGGTTGAACATTGTATTCCGTTTGGAAAACTCCAGTGATTTGATACGCCTATTGCTACTGCCAGAGTTGCTGTTTTTTGTGTTCCACTTGCACCGCCATCAAGAATCTTTACTGTAGCAGCAGTTGCCCCAGCTTTTATACCCACTCCCAAAATACTTGCTGCTTTACTCGTTATAGTTCCAGAAGCGGTTACTATCAGTGATTTTCCTTTTGCATACATTTTATACTCCTATCGCTAAAATTCTTACACCTGTTACAGCGGACAGGTCTGTTGTGTCCGTAACCTCAGCTAATGCTGCCTGAGCAACAGCAGTTCCAGTAAATGCAGGAGCTTGAACTCCTGTAATGCCAGTAGCACCGGCTACCTGTGATAATGCACCAGCGGTAGTACCAACTGCGGTTGGAGTTGCGTTAGTTATCGTAGTGATAGTTGGTGCAGCCACTGCCCCGGCAGGAGTAAACCCTGCAGACCTGTATGCTTTAAGTTTAAAGTTTGTGTAGTCATACTCAAACGTATAGCCTGATTTTGGAGAAGCAATCAGAATATTTATTTCAGCTAGTCCCAAATTTGTAGGGGTCAGGCTTTCCCCCCCGGTTGGATAAAGAGAGCCAAAAGCAATTTCCACTGTTCGTATCCTCTTATTTCCGAATACAGTCGTTTCTTTATTTGTTATTGTCAGTGCCATTTTAATCCTCCTTAAAAAATGTTGGGCAGCCCGTAAAGACTGCCCTTTAATTTATGCTAATTATGATGTCTTAGCAGTTATCTTACCTTGATATCTTCTATTTGAAGTCATCAAGTTGCCATAAAACACTACCTTTACCACATCGGTAATTGAATTGTTGGCTGAAACTGCTGGGAATGCATGGAACTGTCTGTCTTTTACAACAGCCAGATAGAGATAATCTGTTATTAGAAAATATACAGCGCCTGCTGTACAGTTCTTATCCAAAACCATTATTGCGTTATGAAATTTCAGATTTTCAAATCCAGCATCTGCAGTCCTTCTGTCGCTAAATCTTAGCTGCGGTGCAACAAGTGATTCATACTTCTCATACATAGTTTGAGCAGCATCAACCAAATCAACATGTTCCGCACCATCGCTGACTGTGTAGTAAGCCGTATTCATTCTGGACAGAGAAAGCGGTTCAACCGTTGCGTCTTCGTAAGCTGCAACCCACCAGGGAGCATCTAGTACTGCTATTCCATGCAGTGGCAAAGTTGTTGAAACTATATCAGGAAGTCCATTAATTGCCTCCCCTATTTGTGCTGTGTGAAGAGATTCGGCAAGTTTCTTTTTCATTGACTTTTCAAGGTTCTTAACTTTACTCTTCATCAGATCAATAATTTGAGCCTCGCCTCGATTCAATACGATATCCATATCATTGAAATCAATTGTACCGGCTAGTATTCTCCAGGCATCTTCTGCTGCTGTAAATAGTGTCTGCGCAGCAATTCCTATTGTTCCAGTCTTTGCTATAAACGCAACGTTTGTATTTACTCCGTATTCAAGTGGAATAAATATTTTTTCGCCACTTTCAAATTCTTTTACCTGACCCTTATATAACAACTTCTCCAAAAGCGGATAAGCCTTGAAAATGTTCGATTTGTTAATCTGCAACTTTACCATCGTTGCAGTCCAGACTATCACTTCAGATTTTAACTATATTTTCTATAAATCTGGGTTGGGTTTAGTCGTTGCAGCTGCGAATGTTCTTTTAATAGACTTTAATTTCTGATAGAGTTTTTCTCTTTTGGTTAAACTTTGTTTAAGTATTTTTTTTCTACCTAAGATTTTTAAATTCTTCTGTAACTCTATACCAATTAAAGCTTGTTCTTTTTTCAATATGAGATAAGGCTTTATACCTTTTAAAAGTTTCAATGCCCCTTTTGAAGATATTACCCATCTATAGTATTCAGAATGAGAATTAAAACTTTTTTTATTTTTTACGATGCTGACTGAACCTCCAAAATTACCATATAACCAATCTATAATTTTTTTATCTTTTTGTACAACAATTACAAATAAACCATAATTTGGTGACCAGGTATCTTTTCTTGGTTTTTGTCCTTTTTCATATTGATTGTTACCAAGATTATTGTGTCTGATTTCATACTTTTTTTGGATTGATATACAACCTTCACCATCTATTAATCCTGCACAATAAGCTAAGGCTATCCTTGCTGATTTTACAGCCATTTTTGCCTCTTTTGCTATTTTTATTTTAAAAGAACTGCTTGCTGAGGGTTACCCTTATATTATAGTGGGTTTTCCCTTTATTACCAACCTTTTACTATGACAATTTTATTTATCATAAAGTTTTTTCTCATAGTGTTTTAGAGTTGTGGCAGTTATGTCTGAATATGTAAGTGCCATAATAATCCTCCTATTATTTTATTTAATTTAGTCTTTACGTTACGGAGGATTTTACCAGTGCTACCTGAGCGCGAACTACCTGAGTTCGGATAAATTTGTAACTCCGTGTTCTTTCATTGCTCTTCTAACTGCATCGTCCACGTCTTTAACCTCGCCTTCCTCAACGTTCTTACCTGAAGAGACGTTACGGTCTGCTGAGGCTTGAGACTTTGAGCTCATGCTTTTATAAGCCTCGTCAATCCCTGATTGCTTTGTTTTACCGAGCAGTTTGTTTTTTTCCATCTTGAATACCAGTGCATCAAGCTCTGATATTGGCCATGATTTTGCTACAGCTTCCTCCAGTAGTTTTTCTTCAAAGGTTCTGCCTTCTTCATCAGTTTCGCTAAACAATTCACTGAAATAAGGATCAGCCTTAATTTCGCTGAGTTTGTTACCGAGAATGATGTCATCTACTCTTGGATCATAAAACTCCCCTGATTGTGTTGGCTGTCCTGGTTGTCCTTCCTGAGGATAACCTTGTCCTTGCTGACCTTGTGGATAAAGCAATCTCTGAACTTCACTTTGAACTATGTTCGGTATTGAAGACTCAGTATCACGCAACTGTCTCCTGTACCTTGCATTTTCTTGCCTTAGTGCCTTGACGTAACTTTCGTCAAATGTTTTTGCCTCCTGGGCTTTTACTTCTTCTTTTCCCTCTTCGGGTTTTATTTCAGGTTCCTGACCTGCCTTCTCTGTTGTGTCTTTTTCTACTGCCTTTGCAGCTAACTCATCTGCTAGTCGAGTATCTAACTCGTCCATTTCTTAACCTCCTGGGTTAAATTGATTTATAATATAATAAAAGATAGTTCTGCTATCTGTTATCTCTTTTTCTTTTTGCGGTATTTGTCCCAAGCTTTCTTTGACCATCTTGATGGCTTCCAATTTCCGCTCTTCAACATGGCCCCAAAAACATATCTGTCTTTTCTTTTTTGCGACCAGCTTTTATGTTTATTAGCTTGTGCTCGCAACCCACGTTCCATTTCAGCTGGCATCAGTATCCTCCTTTCAAAGTTCTTTCTGGTGATACTGGCTGTCCTACTATTTGAGGCTGTCCACCTTCCATTCCTTGCTGTTCTGGAGTCATACCAGGTTGCATTCCTGGCTGTATCTCAGGTGTTAAAATCTTTTCCGCATTTTTTGTATCAGAATCAGCCAAAGTTGAACGCAGTAGTTCTGTCCAGTTGATAGAGGCCATCAGTTGCGGATTTGCTTTTGTAATAGCCGATATTGTATTTAGGAGTGCAATTGCTTTCTGATATCTTGTTGACTGATTTATGGGCGCTTCTACTCCCGACTCCCATCTGAATGAATACTTACCGGGAAATGAAGAGCCATTGTAAGCTGTGCTCACCCACTGCCCGCTTTTTTCATCCTTGTAAGTAATTTCACTCGTGGCTATATTTTCCTTAGCTGTAATTAGTGTAAAAAGCTTCTTTGCTATTTCCTCGCAGTGTTCGGCTACATCTTCTGCTTTTGAACCTGTAGACAGCTCTGTTCCCTGCTCAATATATACAGCTTCAGTTGCTTTTCTCTGCTCTCTTGGCATAGAGCTGCGTCTGTATTCTGATATCAAGGTAAGCTGAACTATTGCACTATTTATAAGCTCATAAGCCCTATAAACATCAACTGAGAGTGGAGCGTCCATAATCGGGCTTATAACGTCTGCGGCTCTTGCATTACCTTCAACTTTAAGTATTTCTCCGTCTTCTGCATCCTTTAACTTTCTTGCTTCTGTAATATCAATCAGGTCATTAATAGCATACTGCCGGGTTGATACACGCCTTGCGTGAGTAAGAATTAATGAAAATATCCTGTTTAAAATCTTCTGTGGTTCATAAAGTATCTTAACCTCACCATACGGAAATAACTCTCCAGGCATTTTATAATTTTGAAGCAGTACAAATGGATACTCCCTGCCAAACTTATTTTCCACCTCACGCAGGATATCATCAGAACCTTCCCTCATAACATAACTTGCGCTGTCATCAGGTATCCATATCTGATATAGGGTAGTACGCTGGATATCGTCGCTTTTATCTTTTGAGATATCTTCCGCCAGTTTCTTATCCCCAGTAACATTCTTTGTGTGTTTATACCTCGAGTCAGCTTTCAGTTCCTTAGTCGACTTGTAGTATTTTCTTATCATATATTTAGCTTCGTATATCTCCTCAACTGTTGCCTCAGGATCAATTAGGAAGTCAGAGAAGGGAATGTGCAAAACAAATGGGTCATCTGATATTATCTCCCCCTTTTCATTTAACCTAAAATCCCAGTCAACATAGGAAACTCCAAGACCCAAACCTGCATAATCTATTACAGTAAACTCAAGTTGATATTTAACTTTCAGTTTTGTCCAGTACTGGTTAATAACTTTCTCAACAAGTTGATAAGTTTCTACTGCATCACTGGTTAGCGGCTCAGTATAAATATGCGAATTTCCCCTCAGTATTGAGTTTAAAATTGCCTGAACAGTAGTATGACAGATGTTAAATGTTGCCTCATCACGCTTAGGCTTTTTAGCGTACTGTTTGCCTTTAAGGAAATTTATATAATCATTAGCCTCACTCATTCTTATTTTTTGTGTATTAATTGCTGCTTGAAGCCTTGTACGCAATGCTTTTGATTTTTCCATTTAAATCCTTTTAATATCTGGGTTTTTCTTTAAATTCTGCCACTCAGTGTCTGAGAATATATCGCTTCTTGATGTGTGAAAATAAGACGGAACGTAAATATTTGTACAGGCATGAAACTGCTTTTCTGCCTCACTGCCACAGAAAGGACATAGCTTTGTCATCGCTTCTGAACTTACATTACCTTCAAATATTTTTTTGCACTTTAAACATTTAAAAGTGAACTTCATCTCATATTTTTCCTATTCTTGCAAAAAATGAATCACTACAATCAATCCTAAGCCGTTAGAATCTAGTGAGTAATGGTTTACTATTACCTAAAATCACTTGTAAACATGCGGGTTTGCAATATTACTCTCTTCAGGTTTACTTCCAAACTTATCTTCGTACCATGCTGGAGACATATAGGGTATTTCTTTTTTTACAGTTACTAATGGTTTGTATATAATCTCAAGCTGATAAGCAAGAGCATCAATTAGGTCGTCATGCAATTGATTTGATTTTGGATACCGGAATCTTATCAGTTCATCTTCAAGATCAGCCATCCAAGGTTTAATATACACAGTCTTAGCACTAAAGCGAGGCTGTAAAGCAAGTATTCTATCAGGTTTAGCCCTATCGGAAGTCTTTAACTCATCAATGACTAAGAACTTTCCACGTGCTCTCATTTCATCTTCAAGCCAGAACTTTAAGACTCTTTGAAATGCTACAGTTTCGATACCTATCTTAACCGGATTATGCTCGGCTGCCTTCTCAAAAATCTTATCAATTAGTACCTTTGGATTAACGTGATCCCTGAAGTAGTCCACGACATAAAGGTTGTTATCGGTATCCACTGCACAGGTCATAATGACGCTGTAGTCTGCTGTCGGATCTTCTGATAGTGCAGGATCAATAGTCATAAATATTCTTACAGGCTTAGGAAGCTCACTGTACTTCTGTATCCAATCCAGTTTAAATATCGCATCTTCAGGATCAGTCAGCTTATTACGATACTGTAAGTTAAACTTATAAGGACCTAGTAGCGCCTTACGTCTTTTAAGCTCTTCAGCCGAAAATCTGGACTGAAAATATATTCTCCCATCATCATCATTAGCTTCTTTTACGATAATATCAAAATGCTCAGCTAAATTTTTAATAATATACTGATACAAATCCCGGTAATGCCAAAGTGTACCAACTACAATTCCAAGTCCTCCAGGCTCAAGTAAATTCAGAGAGTCCTTCCACCAGCTAATAACTTTATCAATATATTCCTTAGATGTGATATTTTTATCATTAATAAGGTCATCCCAAATTATCTCATCATAATGTTGAGAGGGCAGCTGAGACCCTATCCCTGCTATTGAGATTGAAGGCTCTTTATGAATTGTTTCTCTTTTTATTGATATTTCCTCTGATGACCACGGATCGCCTGGCTCAAGTCCCCACCACTTAAGTTTTGGATTTGTTTCAATCTGTTGCTTAATCGAACCTAAGAAAGTCTTTGCATTATTAAAAACTGCATTTGTAAGCAGGAATCTTTTACGGTTATCAATGCATAATTCATGGAGTGGGTGAGCTATGGTAAAAAAAGTGCTTTTGAAATGATCTCTTGGAATCAGGACAAGTTTTAGCCTTTTTGAGCCTTTTAGAAAAATCTCCCATTCCTGATGGACATTCTCATCAAATTTATCAAAGCCTAAAATGTACTTTCCAAAATAAAATAGTGAGTTTTCAGCACTAATCTTTTTTAGCCCGATTGACTTTTGTATCAGT